CAGCAACGTCGCCTGACCCCGAGAAGGTAAGAGCAGTAGTTCCACCATTCATCTTGATGTCATTGCCGCCAACTGTTAGGTCGCCGACAAGTGCAACATCGTCAGTAAGAGCAACAGTAACAGCAGCGGTTTCAGAACCTGAACCTGTTACGTTAATTTGGTTTGCAGTTCCTGCAACAGTAGCAACATAATTGCCAGAAGTGTCAGTTCCAAGAGCAACTGAGTTAGCAGCAATAGAAACAACACCTGCTTCTGTTACTGTAATATCGCCCGAAAGACCTGCGTAAATATAGTCTGCAACGTCTTCTGCTGTAATCTTTCTGTTTGCAGTTGCCGAAGCATCATAAACAAGAAATTCGTCAGCGTCAGCAAGTGAGGTAAGAGCAGTAGTTCCGTTCACATCAACAACGATACCAACTGAATTGTCAGAAATTGTTGTTTTGATACCTGCAGTACCAGCAAAAGTCAGAGTCGATCCAGTTGCGAACGAGTCAGTGTTTGGTGTGCCTTGGTTGTCCGAAATAGTGAACGACGAGGCAGCAGGAGCAGAGAAGGAAAGATTCCCAGAACCATCAGAAACAAGAACGTCGCCATTGTTTCCGTCTGTGCTTGGCAGCGTGATAGTAATATCACCCGCAAGACTGTCTGGACCCTTCAGAGTTACTTTGTTGGAACCATTGCTTGTTCCTTCTGAGAAAGTAACCTTACCTGAAACTGATGATGTTTGTTTTGTTAGAAGAGCATCAACGGTAGAAGTAAACTTCTTACCGCCAATTGCGTCAATAACTGCAGCGCTACCTGAATCCACTGATTCAATGTAGAGAACAGCATTAGCACCGTTGTTTGCTGCATCTTCTGCATACGCCATTTCACCTTCTAGAAGATCAGATGTAGTTGGCGCTGTAGAACCTGAACTTCTCTTAATTTGAATTACTGTTGACATTCCGTTTTCCTTTGGTTATAGTTTGTTTTAATATGTTCCGCCATCAATAATACCAAGATTAATATCTTCGGCAGGTGCTGCTTCCCACTTTCTCGTCGCTGAATTAAATACCAGCGTATAACCATCTTGCACCGTTTCATCGTCAACTGCAACATTACTCAAATTCTCGAGTTTTGCTGAGGCATTCTTACTTAGAATATTTGTATTTATTCCGCTTTGTTGTGTAACAGAAGTATTAACTGCTCTATTTAGAGGGACTGTGACTTTTATTGCCATTATCGTGTTACCTCTGGATTGATTACAACAATACCTTCTAGTACTCTTAGAGTTTCTTCGTCGCTTTCGATTTCTATGTCGTAAACATACCTTCCTGCTTTTAATGCGCTTGTTTGTGTAGCAGTAAGAGAAATAGTAATCTCACCGTCAGTTGGCGATGATGCGCTTGCGGTAAAACTAGTTGCTGTTGAAGAGTAATAAGATTTTCTCAGTTGGGCAGTTACTGTATAATCTGTTAAATCTTTCACATCACCGTTTTGGTCGCTTACCGTAATTGTCAAGGAGTATGTTGTTCCCTGATCAATATACAAATTTTGAATAGTCGCCATGAGAAACCCTTATAAATTATTCTACACTATTTATAAAATTGAGAGTTGTATGAGAACCATTGTGACGATTAAATATGGAACAAAATATTCCGCAGCAGACGTAAATAAAATCGTCGAAGATACTGGCAGGAAGTATACCTACGTTTGTTTCACTGACGATCCTACCGATTTAGATCCAATTGTCCTTGCTTGCCCTCTTCCCAGTGACATCGAAGGTCACTGGTATAAGGTTTGGTTGTTCAGTCAGAAAGGATTTGGCGATATTTTGTATCTTGATTTAGACGTCAGAATACAAAAAAATATCGATCATCTATGGAATTACCTTGACGAACGCCCAACAATAGTTTATACTTACTGGAAAGATAGAGGTTTCCCTGATCATGAAGGTGATACTCACGACATGCGGTATTTGAGTAATTACAACTCAAGTGTCATGTTGTGGAAAGAAGGGTCTGGTAAATATATTTGGGATCATTTTAATTCTGACCCTGATTACTTCATGCTGAAATACTTTGGCGACGACAGGTTTCTTTGGCATGAAACTTTCGGGTTGAATTGGTTTCCGAAAGGCGAGTTTTATTCTTTTGTTTATGGCGCAGACTATTATGGAATTGATGATCACAACGAATCTTTCTGTTATAGACCAGACTACGCCATCGCATTATTGAATGGATTAGATCAGTTCCCTGGGGCAGATAAAGAGTATGATGAACTTCGTATGCATTAAGTGGGGTGATAAGTATCCTGCTAAATATGTAAACAACCTATACAAGATGGTGCAGAAACACTACGCCAAACCATTTACATTCACATGTTATACTGATGATGTGGAAGGAATTGAATGTGATACTGCTCCGATTCCTAATGATGGTATTCTACATCCAAAATATTGGTTTGGTAAAGAAACATTTTGTTTTGATCGCGCCAAGTTCTTAGTTTTCAATTCACATAACTGGTTAGGATACGAGGGTAACTGGTGTTTCTTTGATCTTGACGTAGTAATCCAAGAAGATATAACTGACATAGAGGAACTTGCGCAGAAACCTCGGATTATTCAGTGTCGCTGGCAACCAGAATCGCAGAAACATGATAGATTTTTTATAGAGATACGAGGAACATTTTATAATTCCAGCATGATGGTTTGGCCTGGTAAATCATGCGAACATATTTACAGAGACGTATTAAGTAATTCAGAATCCGTGTTCAAAACTTTCTTCAAGGGAAGTGACAACTATCATTACTGGAGGCAGCGAGATTTCTGGAAGGATATTCCAGGTGGTTGGGTTTATTCATGGAATCGCGGTAAGCACCACCCGAAAGATGTAGAACGTTTTAAATTTCGCTCAGACGCTAAGATCTGTTTATTTAATACGGACAATGTTCCGCATCCATCTGCCAGAGAACAGGAAGAACTGTCTGACTGCTTAGACGAAAACATTATTAGATTGTGGAATTGCGAATGAGAGTTAATTACGTTTGTTGTAAATGGGGAACCAAATATTCAGCAGAGTTTGTCAATCGTCTCTACCGAATGGCAAAGAAGCACACACCAGATAGATTTGAGTTTCATTTCTATTGCTATACAGACAACAGTGAAGGTTTTGATCATGAAATTAAAGTCATCGACTTCCCAGATATCCCAGACATCCACCCAAAATATTGGTTCGGAACAGAAGATTTCAAATATGGTATGGCACGTTGCTGGGATCGACCCAAGACATTTATCTTTAACACCCACAACTTCGCCGAAGATAAACCAACTGGAAGATTTGTATTCTTCGATCTGGATGTGATTATCCAGAACGACTTGTCACCAATCATCACATACGATTTTGAGAATCCTACTAAGTTACGTTCTTGGTGGCAGGATCCGCGACCAATGAAGACTCGTAACTTCAAGTTATCACATGGAGCATATACGAATGGTAGTTGCATGGTGTGGTCAGATGATCAGACAGAATGCATTTGGCAGGATGTTCTAGAACATCAAGAGCGTATTTGGTTTACATTCACCGATGGAACTGACAACTATCACAGTTGGCGATGGGGTGATTTTAGTAATACGCCTCTTTGGAAGCATTTTCCAAACACCTTTGCCTACTCGTATAACAGAGGCAGAGACTGGAAGTCTAGTGACTTAGAAGTAGGAATATATAGAAAGAACTGTATCCTCTGCGTTTTTAATGTGGACTTACTTCCATTTCAGGATAACAGTAGAGGTAAAGTGAAGCAAGAGTCGCTAGTCGACCCTGATCTTTTAGAACATTGGAATGTATGATGATTAATATTTACACAGTGAAGTGGGGATTTAAGTATGGACCAGAGCACGTTAATCATATCTTTGAACAGTGCCGACAACATATTACGAGGGAATTTAAATTCTATTGCATTACAGAACATGCGGTAGACTTAAATCCAGAGATTACTGTTATTCCGATTCCCGAGAATAATTACTACGAAAAATGGTGGAACAAACTGCATTTGTTTGATCGCAGAGTGATTAGGCAACAGGGAGAGAAACTATTCTTAGATCTAGATATCGGCATTCAAAAAAATATTGATTGTATTGTTGATTATGATCCAGAAAATACATTAACGTTTGTTCGTACGCATTGGCACAATATGATACAAATGAAAGAAGATACTAAAGAGATCCCACACAAATACACGGATTTAAATTCGAGCGTATTACGTTGGAACGATAGATTAGATACCAATAAAATAACTAAATTCGTTCGAGATTATCCTGATCAAATGTTCTACTACTATAGAGGTCTTGATAATCTTTTCGGACATCAGAGAGATCGCCTACTCAATATTAAATTTTTCCCAGATGGTTGGGTATACAGTTACAACTACGGATATATGTGGCCGTCTGATGTGAGAGAGCGAGTCCATCGAGACGAACCACTTATTTGCTTATATGATTCAATGGAAAGACCACAAGATGTTAAACTATAATTACTTGAACAATTATCGAAATTGGGGTGATGGTCTGGAAAAGATCGCACACGAGATGCCGTGGAAGCACGAAGACTTTCGTAAGTCTCTAAATCCGAATACAATGGATGCTGCTATTTGGTTAGTAGAAGAACTACAGAAACACATAGATGTATCTAAGAAGTTGGATATCACAATTCTAAATTCTTGGTTAGGGTTTCCCCTTGTTCCGCTTCTATGTGAAAATCTAAACGTTAAAAAAATCAACTTGATTGACATCGACAAAGATGCATTAGAACTGTCAAAGGTTTTTAACCGATATTATAATAATGAGCAGGGTGTTGAATTAAACCACATCAACTGGGATATCCCTTTCGCATATCACGATATTAATGCGTTGGAAACTGATGTGGTAATTTCCCTTTGTTGCGAAACAATGTATCCTCTGAAGAAAATGACAACTGCGAATCCAGATTGCATCTTTGCCTGCCAGTCATCAAATGTATTCAAAGAAATGTATGGTATCAATTGTGTTCCGACAATTGAAGACCATATTGAGAATGTTGGTGTTGCCGCTGTTGGATATCATGGATCCATTCAGCAATCCTACTGGTCGTGGGATGGTAAGGTTGAGTTTGATCGCTTTATGGTAATCGGTAAGAAAACTTAACCGAAGTGCGAGGCATCCTCGCCTGTAATATCTTCGATCATTGACCGCCAGATTTCAAGGTGCGGAACTACGTAACCAAGAGTCAGACGCTTTGCTGTATTTCCGCAACAGTGATAAACAATCTTGTCTTGTTCCTGCTTGTTACCGAAATACCCAACCTTACACGACCAACCTTTCGGATCGATCATCGTAACAACTTCCTTTGTTACTGGATCTAGGTATCTGAAAAATCCACCATTTTCTTCTGAGTTATATGTGATCAGAATATTATAACCAGCAGCATTCCAATTAGTATGCCACCCCATAAATCCATCTTCGGGATAATATGTGAAGACTGCGTTATTTCTGGCGCCCAGATAACTGATCAATTCTCTATTAGTTTCTTGCTGTCTTCTACCATACTCTGATGGGAACCACGGTTGCCCATGCGCTTGCGACATATCTGTGCAAAAAGCAACCTCAGGGAATCCCACATGTCGTTCGCCTTTGTTTCTGATATGATTCATATACTGTTCGTCGGTTGCTGTGATGTGGGTTAATCCCCCTGCACGATCGCTTTGCATTTTTTCTGGTCCGAGAACAAGATGCTGATCGTTTTGTTCAAAAAACCATTCAGTAAATGGATCCAGAATATCTTGTAATTCTTGTGAGACAGAACTTGTAAATTTCAGCATTCAATAATTCCTAAAATGATCAATAGTTATTTTGTTCCACACCAACTTGGCACTACATAAATCTTTACCAATGCGCAACATAGTTTCAGCAGTAGGATTAAATCCTCTCTTACTATACTTCACTAATCGTTGGTATGCCATAAATGGGTGAATATTGTTTTTTCTAAGTCGTAGAGTCTTACTATGTATATCATCCCAAAACTCCTCGGCATAATATATGTTCTTACCGTCAAATGAAATACAGCAAACAGTAAAGTCATAGTTATGTAATGTGCGAATTGGGTCTACGTATGGATAATCTGTTACTTGTATCTTTTTCCCAAACAAATTAAAGTCGTAAGAAAACTCGTTTTTATTTGTCTCGGGAGATATTAGTCTAAGATCTTGAATAAACTGTGTTGGATTATCGCTATAGAAATCATAATCGCTTATCGCAGTATTAGTAAGATGCGAAGTGATTGCGCCTCCTGCCAACCAATAGTTGTAGGATACCTTTCCTATTTTTTGTTTTAAGTTTTCAAATAAATCAAAAAATGGTTTGAATTTTTCTTGGTCTGCTGGTTTTACGATCATCAATCTAGTAGATTATGTGGGATAGTATAATGATAAATCACAATAGGTTGCCCCTGTAATTCTTCTTCTCTATACCCCACAACAAAGTTCCATCTTGCATCAGGATCTGGGAATCTACCTGTCTTTACGCCGAAATCATAAAGATTTAGGAGACGCCACATTGTGAATGTATCCCATTCAATTGCTGCAGCAGGATAGTGTTTTCGATCCCAATCAGGTTTGTTCTGCTCCCAATACTCACCATACCATGCACGCATGAGGTTTAGAGTCTGGGGATTGTTGCGGTAAATAAAGATACCACAGTGTTCAGTCATCTCTTCAGTTTCAGACAACTTAGTCAGTGCTGCATTATACGGACGATTGGCGGTGAAGAGAACATCTACATCATCTGGGATCTGATCAAAAATCTTTTGAATATCCTCGTGTTCGACTTCGGTGTCGCAGTCCATATAGACAGTCAGGTCATACGGAGTTTGATCAAGCGCCCATAGTTTGGCACGCTTATCGCGAGGAACATTTTCAGTTACTACGTTGTCGAAAATCTCATAGTCGTCTGGTTGCACCCATTCTTCGTGTGTGAAGAATGTGATTTTTGCATCAGGAAAAAAATCTTTTAGGGAAATCGCCGAGTTTCTTGCTGCCCTATAGTATCCTTTACGCCTAGTGGCAACATACAGGAATCCATTATTCGGCACTAACTGCTTCCTTGACGATTGCAGTATTCGCTTCTTCTTGCTGTAGAAGCATAACTGTATATGCAGTGACTTCCATGATGTTCTTTGCCTTACGAATCTTTGACTTCAGTTCGCGATTCTTTGATGCTTTGACGCTATCGATTTCAAACGCATCCAGTTTGGCAGCGAACAATTGCTCCTGCTGCATCCGTGTACGGTCAACCTTTTGCCGTTCAATATTGTGCTTGATTTGTTCATTGCGATCATCAAGACGTTTCTTCGTATTTGCATCGATCTGTTCGATGCTATACTTCTTCAACAATTCCTCGAAGTCGCGATTAGTGCCATCGTTCATAATTGACGCTGTGACTCGTTTCCCAGTATCAGGGTAAACAAATTCTGCGATGACGTGCTGTTTTTCCTTATTTGCCCAATAAGGGTTTTCAATTGTGCGATTGGTAGTCATTCAAATCTCCAAAAAATACATTAATTAATATTATGTATACTACTTTTGCAATAGAAAGTCAAGGGTTTTATGCAGTGCGAACCCAAAGTTTTACGGTTGACACTGTCTCTTTAGTTTCAATTACTGTTGCGCCTGAATATGTTCCGGAATAAGTTCCCGAGTAGTTGCCTACGTAGTTACCGGAGTAGTTTCTGGAACCTGCGAAGTAACCAGTATAAAATCCTGTAAAGAATCCTTGGTAATTTCCAGTATATGTTGCAGTTCCAACATAATTTCCGGTAAAGTTATTTGCATATGTTCCGGAATAAGTTCCCGCATAGTTGGCGGCATAGTTTCTAGAACCAGAGAAGTATCCAGTATATGTTCCTGAATATGTTCCTGCATAGTTAGCAGCATAGTTTCTAGATCCAGCAAAGTATCCAGTAAAATTACCCAGATAGGTTCCGCTGAACGTACCCGAGAAATAACTTATATAATTTCCCGCAAAAGCAGTACCAGCATAACCACCATAGAAAACAGAATAATACCCAACATACCCAGTTGCATATCCTGCGCCAATGTAGTTACCGCTGAAATTGCTAGAATAAGTTCCTGCATAGTTACCAGCATAGTTCCTAGAACCTGCGTAATACCCTACGTAGTTGCCAGAGAAATTGCCAGCATAGTTGCCTGCGTAATTTCTAGAACCCGCGTATGATCCAGTATAATTTCCTGTGAAATTGCCTGTATACGTTCCTGAATAGTTTGCCGGACCTACATAACCGCCACTGAAGTTGTTGGCATAATTACCAGAATATGCGCCAGCATAATTACCAGAGTAATTTCTAGAACCAGCATAGGTTCCTGCGTAGTTACCTGCGTAGTTACCTGCGTAGTTTTGCGGAGTTACTTGTTCACGAGTATCTGCAAACTCATCACCCATTTGCACCCAAGTGCCGCCAGATGGAGCAGTGGATTGAATCTTATATGTCCCAACGCCGCTATCGATAATTCTATTGCGGAAGTTTGGTAGCATCTGAAGAATCTCAGAAGATGACATTTCTTTGACATCTTTCGTATTGATCAGTTTCAGTGGTTTTAGATTGGCATCCGAAAGAGAAGTAGCAGCAGTTTTCTGCCAAAGATATGTTGTGGTATTCCCACCATTAGCAACATCGGTTAGCGTGTAACGAGCAACCCACGTCCCGCCTGACGGAGCAGAACCTTGTAGGCGATATTGACCCGCAGTATACGAAGTCTCCGAAACCATCGCATTAATTGCATAGTCCAGAATTTCGGTATCGATTTGACCATCAGTCATTTCGCGGATACCCGAATCATATTTCAGCGGACGATTTGTAATACTTTCTGATGCTGCAGCAGAGACCTGCTTTGCGTAGTATGTAACTGTGTCTAATGCACCAGTAGCAGGGTGAGTGCCTGTTGCTTCTTGGCGATCAGTGTCAGCAAAAGTTCCGATTGCAGTTCCTGCGCCACTATTGTTTGTGGTGATATTTAGTTCGCCAGTGCCAGTACCGTCGGAGTTAGCACCGAAAGAAACTGTCAATGTTTGGGCGATGTAGTTCTTGACTTCATCAGTAGTCATCTCCTGCAAACCTTGCCAGTTTGCAGAAGAAACAGGTGTTGCCGAGGATTTGTTTCTCAATACCATAGTTTACGCAGTTCTAATCCACAACTTAATTGTTGAAACTGTATCTTTAGTCGCTTGAATCGTCGCACCACTATAATTACCAGTAAAGGTATTTATATACGAACCAGAATAGTTTCCGGTGTAAGTTCCGCCGCCTGCATAGTTACCACTGAAGTTGCCCGTGTAATTTGATGTTGTAGAGAAGGTTCCTTGATAGTTGCCAGAGTAGTTTGCTGGTCCTGTGAAGTACCCCGTATAGAAACCTCCTGGTCCAGAGAAATATCCAGTGTATGGAGTTGGAGGAACAAATCCGTTATAGTTTCCAGTGTATGATGTACCGTATGCTGGACCTTGGAACGAAACTGTTCCGGAATAATTACCAGCAAAGTTACTTACGTATGTTCCGTTATATGTTCTTGAACCTGAATAATATGCTATACCAGTATATCCTGGACCTGTGCCAGCATAGTTGCCAGAATAGGTTCTGGATCCCGAGTAGGTTGCTGGTCCTACATAATTGCCAGTAAAAGTGCCTCCTGGCGAAGAGAAGGTGTTGGTATAAAATACAGGCAAGTATCCTATACCTGGAATAAACTGCGTTTCCTGATATGAACCAGAATATGCTGGACCAGGACCAGTAAAGAATCCAGGACTATAGTAAACTGTCTGCAAACCACTATATGGATCAGGTATCTGATTTGAGAAATAATCAGTGTAATAATTAGTCCCCGAGTAATACCCTGTATAATAATCTGCCATAAAGGCACCAGTATATCCTGGTCCAGGAGCACCACTATAATTACCTGTATATGTGGCAGTTCCTGCGTAACTACCAGCATAGTTTCTCGAACCAGAGTAATATGCTACACCAGAATATGTTGCTCCTGTTCCGGCATAATTACCAGCATAGTTTCTTGAACCAGAGTAGTAAGATGCGTAATTACCAGTATATGATGGACCTGGACCACTAAAGAACGGCGAATAGAATGGGGATCCAGTATAAGTGCCGGAATAACTGATCAGTGGACCTAGTGGTGCAGTATATGTTGTTCCAGTATAACTTACTGCATTAGTAAAGGTGTTTGAATACCCAGCAGTTCCAGCATAATTACCAGAAAAGTTACCTGTGTAATTTGAGGTTGTTGAAAAAGTGTTTGAATATGTTCCGCTGTAATTTACTACGCCACCATAGTTGCCGCTGTAGTTACCAGTGAAATTTCCGCTGTAGTTACCAGCATAATTCTGCGGAGAAACTTGCTCGCGAGTATCGGAAAACTCATTGCCCATCTGAACCCAAGTTCCACCAGAAGGTGCTGATGATTGTAATTTATAGGTTCCGATTCCGGTATCGATAATTCTATTACGGAAGTTCGGTAGCAGTTGTTCGATTTCAGATTCTGTCATCTGCTTGCAGTTGCTGCCGTTGTAACTGCGCAACGGAGTATAATCTGAATTTGGAGAAGATGATGCTACTGTTTTTTGCCAGAGATATGTAACAGTGTTTCCGCCTTGCGCAGTATCTGTTAGCGTATATCTGGAAACCCAAGTTCCACCCGACGGAGCAGATGCCTGTAGTTTATATTGCCCAGCAGTATAACTAGATTCGGCGACCATCGCCTCAATGCAGAGATCCAGCACGCCATCAATATCACCATCACTCATCTCTTCAAGATGAGAATCCCATGCGAGTGGTCTGTTGGTGATGCTTTCTGATGCCGCAGCAGTTACCTGCTTTGCGTAGTACGTGGTAGTTGTAGTATTTCCAGTCGCGGGATGCGTGCCAATCGATTCAGTTCTATTGGTATCAACAAAAGATCCGATTGAAGTCCCAGAACCCGAATTGTCTGTTGTGATGTTTATTTCAGCAGTACCTGTACCGTCAGTTACTGCTGCGAATTTTTCAGTGATAACATTGGCAATATAATTTTTTACCTCTGAATCGGTCATAGTCTGCAAACCGCTGATGTTTGCAGAAGTGATTGGGGACCCTGATGCTTTGACCTTTAGAGGATTCATTATTAATTCAGCCTGTTACCGCTTGAGTCATAAACAATGAGATTTGTTACGCGATACCAGTCTTGAGTATCCTGAGCAACCAATTCTACCGATGAGTATGGTGCCAAATTCACACCAGCGTTGGTTGTTCCACCATCAATAACGTCTGAAGTATTTGGGTATACAACAATGGTAACTGCAGTTGTGTTAACAACTTTGATATTAATACCCGCAGCAGCAGTAGGTAACTTAACACCCTGCGCCGCACTGGCAGTTGTTACAATATTGACTGTCTTTGTTAGCGCAGTGGCATCACCTTGCGTAGATCCTGCTGCGGAAACTGTTCCTGACACCGAAGTGGTAAGAGTGCCTGTTAATGTCAAATCTGCAAAAGAAGGACTGTCACCAGATTCATACTTGTCTGTATTCAAATTGCTGAAGTTGTCATCAACCTCAGTATTTGTCAGCGGAGTCCCCTTTACAGATCTAAGGGTAAGAGTGCTCATGCTTTTTTATCCTTGTTTCTGTAGAATTTGTGTTAGTAAGTTTTTAATCTCAATCATCTCATTCTTAAGATTATTTATATCGTCGCCATACGATTCAATCTGCATCATGTGTTTTTTACGCGCCTTATATGCTGCTAAGGCAGGGAGGTCATTCGAAAGTATTGCCTTCGAATGACTGTCCCGTTCGTATTTGTTTGTGTCTGTTAGTTTGATTTTAGTTGACATATTATACCTGCAACGCAATCGCTCTTAGTTCTCTTACACGAGGAACAACAGAACTGTTTGACGAAAGAGGAACAACCTTTACAGCGAACGTCTTATATCCAGTGAAGTTTGCGCTTCCGACAGCATACTCAAAAACGTCGCTTCCGTTTTTATTCGCAGCAGGAATTGTATATTCATATTCTACAAATCCTGACTTCGAAGCACTATCAAGTGGCGAATTGGTTAGTTCCAATTGAATCCAGTCAAGATCATCAAAGTTTGAGGCATCAGTTGCATTCTGGAATTTACCGTAAACTGCAACATCACATTCAGACGGAATCTTGTTGCTCAGATATACCTTCAAATCTTCTGCATCTTGACCATCATCAAGCACAACTCGGCGAGAGATATACTTCGAAGCAGCAGAACCATTGTTACCATCTTCATTCGTAGTAAGATTGTTTACATCATTCGCAACTGCGATAATTGAACACTTTCTAGTATCAATAACTGGCGAAACAGTAGATGTTTGCGTTACCATACCTGCTCTTACTGTTAGGGATTTATCTCCACCAAGATCTGCTTGCTCGTTCGAATAGGAATATACCTGTGCTTCGTACGTCAATTCATGTTCTTGACCAAAGTTGAAACCTTCATGGACCGTTCCACCAGCACCAGCACCTGTTGCAGTTGGTGCAACTGACCAAGAAACTGTCGCAGGAGTATGATCAATAAACCCGATATTGGTTTCTAGAACGTTCAATTGCTTATTCTCGACTTCAGTGATTTCAGCGTATGTAGTTCCATTACCGACGATGTCTGTAGCAGTAAATGAACCCTTAGTGATCAACAACTTACCGACATTATAGAGAGTATCGTATTGCTTTACGAAACCTGTATTGAGAACAACGGTAACTACAGCGCTGGATCCACCGCCACTAGAGATAGTGAGAGTTGGGTTGCTTGTATATCCTGCTCCTGGATCTGTAACGACTACATCAGTAACCAGACCGCTCGCGATTGTTACATTAACTGTAGCATTGGTTGTTGCTCCACCCCCCGAGAGGGTATGTGCAATAGTTCCGTCTGTATAACCACTTCCTGGGTTTGAGATCGTGAACGTGAAACCGTGAACCGTATCACCTGCCGCAAAATTACCATCGGAGAACGAATCAAATTTCAAATAATCAACGTTCATGTTGCGCATCACAACTGACCCAACAGTATTAATTTCGAAGTCGGCACGACGAAGAGTAAACTTAATATCTTCTTTCTGCCATGCAGTCCACGATCTGTTGTTTGCAGAGGTGAATAGAACGCCGACATGCGGTTGTTCTGAAATTCTGTTCTGTGTTCCCAGTTGGTTTTCGCCAAGTTCCGAAACCCAGATATTGTAATCTGGATTGTTACCAGCAGGAAGCAGAACAAAGCAATATTCAGTATTGTTTTGCAGATATACTGGTGAAGGGAAGGTGAAGGTTGTTGCTGTTGCAGCAGTTTCGCTTACCGACACAGCAGAAGGATTCAATGTAACTTCGCCGAACGGAATTACCTTGTTACCAGGATAACCATTTACAACTTCGCGAATCTGTAGAGTGATTGGCGCTGTCGATGACTTCGTTCTGAAATAGATGTCAAGATTTGTTACATAGCAACCAAAAGGCATACCTTCAACATAGAAAGTTTGAGCGATTGGATCTCTACCACGCGCAGGTTGCGCACACGGATTGATCGTGTTACACCCTGCAGGAATTGTTATTGGACTGCTGCTGCCGCCGAATGTGACATCAAAACCACCCAATTCTAAATCAATTGTTGTCGCTTCCCAACATGTTTCAACTGGTGCGCATGGATCTGGTGTTGGTGTATCCACAACCACGACTTCGCGTGGAGGATCTACTACAGGATCTTCTGTAATAACTGGGGGATCTTGAACGATTTGCGTTACATTAGTATTGTTGATTACAGTGGTGTTAGTTACTGTGTTGTCAATGTTAGTAACGTTGTTAACAGTTGTGAACGTATTGTTAACTGTTCTTTCGATTACACCAACTTGCCTATCAGCAATTCTATTTTCAGTTCGTTCAGTTTCGAATATCGATCTAGAATCTGATGTTGATGACAATTCGACATTAGCAACTCTGGTCGAAACAACGGTATCTTGAACGTTTTGCGAAAGACCGTTTGCTGACCAAGTCTTAGTCGAAGCAGTGGTAATAAACGCATCGCGATTGAATTGGTCGTCGCAGAGACGGAAATTCTTATCGCCTGTTCTGAACGTTGCTGCTGGAATTCTAAATTGACCGACGCAAACACCCTGTGCATTAGTGATCAGTGGATCTCCATAATCACCATCAGCATATGTTGAATATCTAGCAGGGTCGTTTGGTTTCTGGTCTGTCGCTGGGTCAAAGTCTAGTGGACGACAATGTTCAGCAACTGCAACACCATCAAAGAATGGATAAACTCTGGTATTTGGTTTTAGTCTCTGCGCAATAAACGTAACGATTACAGAGCGCATGAACGGAATGATCGAAGTATTCGTTACTCGAGCGCCAGTTCTTTGTGTTTGTGTTTCAGGCGTAACCGATAGCGACACACCCTGACGAGTTTGTCTTTGTTGGATTGTTGTTGTAACAACTTGTGTTTGCTGCTGTAATAGCAGGTCGCCGCTAAGAGTAGTGTTACCTGCAACAGTTTCTGAAGACTGACCAACTGCAGTTCTTCCAGTTACGACATCCTGCCAGTCACCCCATTGAGTTCCCCATGCATCTGATAGATTTTCCCAAGCATCATAATTGCCGTCGAAGTTTACGCTAACATCTGGTAGTTGTGCGGTATCCGTCCAGTTATCGACTGGTGGATCTAGTTCCATATTTCCGATGTAATTGAATAGTAACTCACCGACGCAATTTCTTGGTTTGGAGGCAAATGCGTTCTTAGTCATCTCTACGTTGGTGTACGGTAGAGTGATCAGATCACCTGTCTTATAGACATTGGTTGAACTATCCGAATCGTAACCAATATCAATATTTTCTAGATAGAAGAATGGACGCATCTCTTTCTTTGCAGCATCAATTGAGATATGATAAGCAGAATCAAAGACGTTACCAACGTTGTGACCTGTGAAGGCATCAACGAGAATACCATTCTTGAAGCGATCGAGACCAGAACTGTCAGGGATAGAAAGATCGCTTGCTGCCTTTTCAAGCAGGGATAGCGAAGTATAATACTCAAGGCGATTGATACGTTGTTCCAGAACGCCGATATCGCGCATTGTGTAACGGCGATTGTCGATAGCGCGGAATGTTACGCCGTAATCTGGACGATTAACGGTCTTGGCAACATTCGGTGCAAGCGATGGATATGGAGGAATATTAATGATTGCCAGCGACATCGCATTTTCTGGTTCTGCTGGTGTCAATGGTGTCAGGGAAGGAGTCCCGTAGATAGAACTGAAGATACCTTCAGAGTCAATTATAAGTCTGTCGGTTCTTCCAAGATAATATTCCAGATCAGTAATAAACTGTTCAGTTGGAACGGGATTCGTAATACCGACGGATGGTGCTGTGATAGTTGTGCTCTCGGTTGGATTTGTTGTAGCACTACCAACAGTCGTAGAGTTTGCAGCGGAATCCGAGTAACGAACACGGAAGTCTAGAGTGTCGCGAAGATCAAACGACTCACCAGTGATAGGTGAAGTATAAACAGGAATATCCTGAGTTTTAATTGTTGCAGCAGTAGCACCAGTATCATCAATTGGATACGAGTCAACTGTAAAGAATGTTCCATCCGCAGAGGAACCATCGTGCGTGAAGTAGTCTAACTTGATTACAAGTTTCTTGTTTGTAAGAGAAGGACCAGACGCTTTCTTGACGATCTTGGCATTACGATATTCGTTATCTCGTTGACCCTTATCAAGAGTAAACGAAGAGGCAACATCATTTGCTGCAGCAACTACTGCCGAATCGGAATCAGTATGCGCGCCAATGAAGATATTCTTAATTTGATAAACGTCAGAAAGACCAAGCGAATATGTTCCACCACTTGTTGATGGGTGAGTGTTGGTATTAATGATCACATAACGATCTTCACGAAGAACCTTTAGAACAGGTTGAGCATTCGCTGATTGGACGTTCACATATAGTTTAACTTGCTTTGGAGCAGAAGTTACGCCACCAGTAAGATCAATTGTGATTGACTGTGATGAGTTCTTTGTGAATGTAGCGCCAGTAAGATCAAGCACTGAACCAATCGGTCTCGAAACTGAGTTGATTGTCGCCGCTTCTTTCATCATCATGGTAAAATTATTTTTGATGATTGTTGCAGTAAACGAATCATAAGGGAATGTTTCGTCGCCGCTCAGAGTAATGGTCACTTGACCGTTTGCGTTAAGTTCCCCATCGAATTCTTTGGTGTAAATAAACGAGTTATCGTAAACAGAACTCGGAGCAATAGTCTTTGTTGCTCTTGCTGGAAGTCTATATAGAGATCTGTTGAAACTTGTTTCTTGGAGAACAGCATTACCGCCTGTCAAAACTACGTCAGCATGACCATCAGCAGTTGCATCGTTGTAGTAAATACCACGAACGTCTTTGAAATCGCCGCTTGACATTTGAATGTCATAGAGATATAATCTATATTCTGCCGCAGCAGCACCCGCAGTCCCAGACTCATAAACAATTTGTCTTACGCGAGCAGTACCGACTTCGGATCCTGGAGCAGATGTTGCAGAGAACGTTGTTGCAGTTATTGCTCCTGCTGCTGTTCCACGGAGACTTACACGATCGCCACCATTAAGGTCCCAGAGACCACAGAATTCGTCAACTAGAATATAGTTACCATACGCAGTGCTGATCGAGGATTCCTGAACGGAAACTGTTGTCAGACCCTTTGGAACTACAACATATTCTGTTTGGAAAGTTTCATGTTCGAACCCGCGAACATATGCCTTACCTGCCTCGAGACCAATAGCAAGAAGATCTGCGTCGCCGCCACGTTCTGGGTCGGTAGAATTTAATTCTTTAAGACCGTTGTTTCCGTCTACGTTCAAGTGCTCTTTGATCAGAACAGGGAATTGTCTGACTGCATAGTTGCCGGATTCATCATATGTGCGCCTTGCCATGTTCTTGCCAAGTTCGCCGTAGATGTTTGCGGTATATGTTCTTTGAATTTCACCGTTAACAATATCAACAAGTTGGTTGAATGTTGCTGGTAGAGTTTCCCCTGTGTCATACTTGACAAGAGTTGTTGTTACTTTGTATCTGTCTGCGCCAGGAGCAGCATAGTTAAACGATCCCTGTGCTGGATCAAGTAATGTCTGGTCGTCTTCAGAAGAAACAGTAGTTTCTGATAGTTGAAATCCAACCTTTACAGAAGGAAGGTTTGAATACTTGGAGAGAATGATTGTTTGCGCTTCGTGGTTTACGAACTTACCATCAATGTAAACAATACCGTCGTCGACAGTAAGAGCAGAAGCAAGACCCCAGTAACTGTTTGTTGGTTCTGCCTGATCATACGCAGAATCTACTACGAAAGTGTCACCATTTCGTCCGGAGACTGTAGAAGTAACGGTGAGTGTTTCGCCACCAGTAAAGTGGACCGCAGTAGTTTCACCATCCCCGCTGGTGTAGCGAAGATAAAGAGTCTTCATATCTGGCGATTCTGCAGCAGTTCCTGTAGCAGTATCTAAAATGACAGCAGTGATACCAGAAGTGCCACCAGTTACAGTGTCACCAACATAGTCTGCAAGAGTAGTATTACTTACTGCTGCAGATCCTGCATCAGTATCAAGGATTTTAACAAACGCTCTGGCAGAGTCGAGTTTAAACTCACAACCCTGTACTACAGAACCGTTCTTGAAGATATGGTCGCCGAATTTACCGATCTGAGATTGCAACAGAGTCTGCAGTTGCGTAAGTTCGCGTGCCTGAACAGCATATCCAGGTTTAAACAGGACTCGGTTGAAATTCTTTGCATCATCAAAATCATCATAATATGGTGATACATTTAAATTCAGTGCCATATTTTATTTCTCTCTTAAAATTTTAGAATTGCTCTAATTTTCTCTACTTGATCCTGCTGACGAACGATAAATTCTCTGTTATCAAGATAGATAATCTCGCCTGTCTTACCATCAACCTCAGGTTCATCAACACTATTTATTGTCAATCCAGTCAATGATTGCGTAACATTAGTCAATTCGCTTGAAGATGTTATGATTGGAATAATTGGAAGAAGGTAAATACTTTCCACAGTTCCATCTTCATCTAAATCAACTTTCTGAACAACAAGAAATCTACCGCCACTATCGGTAGTAATTACGTCGTCCAACTCATAACTCTCAGGATCGTCCACATCGATTACATAACAACAAGTTCCGGTTGAATCTTGGAAATTGAGATTACTGTCAAAAATCAAAGGATTTTTAACAACGCCGATTTGCCTAAAATCATTATTTAAAAATAGATCGGCAGAATCGTTTGTTAGGTTTACAGAGAATCCAAGATTTGTGGCAAATAGTTCTTTTTGTGCGTTCGCGCCATGCCCTGCTTTCGGAGACAACACTGCAAGTAATGAAGCGCCAGTTCCTTCTACGCCGTCAACAGTAACTTCGGCAAAGGTATAACCTGAACCTTGGTTTGTGATTGTTACTGATAGAATCGCACCGTCATCTGGGTCAATGTCAAGAATTGCTTCTGCGCCTGAACCATCACCAACGATAGAAACTGATGCATCACCATCAATATAATCGATACCAGAATTGACAATTTCTATGCGGTCAACAGTTCCTGGAGTTGCTGCATTTTCCACATCTTCTTGCACTGCGCTGGAATCTGGCGCACCAAGATTTACATATGCCTCTGCACCAGAACCGCTTGCGCTGGAGAACGTGATATATGCAAAACTATATCCTTCCCCAGCAGTTGTTACTGTAACACCAGTAACTTCTCCACCAGAAATAGTAGCGGTAGCAACTGCCCCAGCACCATCACCATTAATGATTACTGTTGGTGCTGTTAGATAACCAGATCCGCCTTGTGTGACAATAATGTCGTCGATCTGACCGTTTACATCAAATTCAGGATCGCCGGAACCTGCGATCTTTCTGACTGGGATATAATCCGTTGTTAGGAACTTGGTTTTATCGGATGCTTCAACCTTGAACATAAACTTCCAGATATATCCATCAGCAGTTTCAATTGCTGATGTAGAAGTTCCAGAAGGTTTAGTTGTGCTTTCTGCATCATTGTTGTTAGAGATGCATTTATACACATGATCATCGTCAGTAAATACGTAGAACAGCGAGTCTTTCAAAGACTGGGCACCACTATATGCAGTATACTGATTTCCATCGGCGTCTAATTCGCCATACTTATCATCGTATTGATCATAAACTGTTCCTGACGCCCAATTGATTCTTGGGATCATCAAAACAGCATCACTTGACTGAATTCTTTTTACGAACAGCATGTTTCTGTGGGATGTGCTGTCATAACGCACGGAATCTACTGGTGTTTCAGGAGATTCCTCGTCATCCCACTCGGTTGTTCTGCCCACGCAGAAATAGAAGAAGTCGTTCTCGTTGTAAATATCACGATAGAGACTTCTTGCTATTTCTGTGCGACCTGCTGATCGAAGAAGAAGTGCCATGTTATATTACGAGATCGTTACCGTCCAAGTGATTGTCATGCTGTCTGACGCACCCTTGTTAATGACAGCAAATTCAGTGCGGCAAAGCATTGTGCCAGAAGACGAGGCATTGAAGATACCTGCTTCAGTAACAGCACCAGTGCCTGTTCCTGCGCCAAAAGTAGCAACATATTCAATAGCATTGTCTGTTACAGTTGTTGATGTCAGGGAAACACGAGCAAGTTGGTGTTGAAGAGCAGTATCAGATGCCGCTGGGTTTGCTGCGCCACCTGCTTGGTCGCCATCACCGACTGCCATGTGTGACATAGCAGTTTCGGTTGTATCCTTCATGCGCGAAGCAATATAAGCAAGACCTGTGTCAACAACCAAGTTAGGAACAGTTACTTCTTGAGTAACATTTCCTGCTTCGTCGCGAAGGACGATATTTAGAACGCCCTTAGTTCCCTTTACGTTTTCGATTAGTTTCATTTGATTTACCTTCTTCTTAGTTAAAATAAGTTACTTGACCAACATAATCCGAACCAAAATCACCATCAACATAGTTTTGAGTATTTACAATACCATCTTCAGTGACTGTTACTGTTTCGAATAGACCTTTAAGTGTATTTATAAGCGATTGTTCAGTCGTAGCGATAGAATCTATAGTTGCTGCATCATTTGCTATGATCAGCAATTCGGTTGCTCCAGCATTGTCTGTTTTGACAAGATATGGAATAATTCCAGTTGTGTCTGTTGAAGTAACAGAATCAGTCAAATATTTATACAGGTGACTTGTCGCAGAATCTGCTGCATTCAATTCATCTACATTACCTGCTTCTTCGCCTCCAGGTTTTACCAATCCAACGGATGTATAT